CTAATGCCTTTTCAGTAGGTTTACGACTTAGAGACAAGACCACGTCAGCTACCATCGCTTTACCATACGCTTCTGACATATTCTCTAAACCTACTACATCTGAATTAGATGCATCACGATTAGCTTGGGAAGCAGTCCAAATTGGTACTCCTAAATCCATCGCTAAATTACGTAATTCTTCATACACTAACTTTAATTCATGACGTAAGCTTTCCATTTTACGACTGGATCTCATCACATCAGCATAATCAACGACTACTAATGAAGGCACAAAACCTTTTAAAGAGAGTTTTTCAATATGTGTACGAATTGTGTTCACAGTGGCACTACCGGTAGGATATTCCTTAATCACCAAGCGACCTAAATCCATACCTTTGTATTTTTCAATCACTTCTTCTTTCTTATCTAAGACTTCGTTAGAAGGGATATCACAGAGGTTGGAATCATATCTTAATCCAACGTCAGTCTCTGTTAATTCAAAAGTATAATGCACTACATTTTTACCAGCTCGCATCGCATTAGCACCCATCGCTACCAAGAAGTGTGATTTACCGACACCAGTAGGAGCTGTTAAGACACCAATTTCGCCACGACCTAAACCACCACGTAAGATATCCTTTTCATCTAAGCGTGACAAACCTGTTGGACAGGCCTGACGATTGATCTTAACAAAACGAGCTTCCATATCTTCAAAGAAATCGTGGCCTTGGGAAGCAGGTAAACCAGCTGCGATCGCATCTTTCATAATACCTAAGACAGAGTCATAGTTTTCAGTTTGAATCATTTGCACTGACTTCTCTAAAGCTTCTTTAAAGACCTGACGTTTACAAAATTCTAAACTTTTATCCTTCACATATTCAATATCCCCTAAATCAGGGTTAGTTTTCATACGGGTCAGATATTCAATAATTTGGTCACGTAAAATAGTATCAGTATTGTTTTGAAATTTCTCTTTTACAATCGTAATCAACAACTGTAAGGTCGGAAAACATTTATATTTTTCATAATATGCAAAATAACTCTCGCATAAAAAACCTAAATACTTCACATCAAAAAAGCTTGGATCCATCACCTCAATCATTTGAGCGGCCCAAGTCCGATCCGATAACATACTTTGAAAAACCTTTTCCTGAAAATTCTTACCGTATTTTGAAAAATTTTTTTCAGTATTACTCATATAAAATCCTGTCAAATTAAAAAAAATAATAATATAGATTACTTATATTACTCAAGAAAAGCACTTTTTACAGCTAAAAGAAAATTTAATTTTCCAATTATGACATCAAAAGTGTATTATGGGCCATCATCCCAAACTCATCCACATCAATATTATTCAACCCCTGCTGCAACATAAACTTCCTCACCTCCAACTTCGGCGCCATCTTCCGCGGTAAATCATGTTGATATACCAACTGTTGAATTTGGGTACCTGACAATTGCGGGAATTCTAAATTCATCAACTGCCAATTCAACTTCGCCTCAGTTATCGGATAATTCACAATCTTCTGAATTTGCGTGATAGGATAACCACCTTGTTTCAATTCATGAAATTTTGGAATTACCTCGTCATACACTTCTTCGATTGTCACAGGAACATCTCCAGTGATTCGCGTTGCAAATTTAATTAGATACTTATAACTTATCCCCCGAATGCCCTGGATGTTATCAGACGTATCTCCAACGAAACATCTGGCTACACACAAATTCTGGGGTGGGATGTTAAACACCGACTTGACCTCAGCTGAGTCATATAAATTCTGATGCTTCCTCGGCGCCCACACCCGAGTCTTATCATCTACCAATTGTAGATAATCATGATCAGTGCTAACAATAATCTTCACATCATCTTTACATTTAGTCCGACACAAATACGCAATCACATCATCAGCTTCACAATCATCCACATAAATCTGACCAATCTTTAACATCGGTAACAGATGAATTAAGGTACGTAACTGCCAATCCCAATTATCACGTTCATTCGGACTTTGTTGTTCATATTCAGCATACGGACGATTTAAACTTAAAGGCTTACGTCCGGCTTTGTAATCAGGATATAAGGCCCGCCTTCGAGCACTACCTCCACCTTCCCAAGCAACAGTTACTTTATCAGGTTTATATTTCTCAATACCCCGGTAAATTGTGCCTAAAACACCTGCTATAGCCCCACACGGTTCATTATGCAAAGACATCTTAGGATTAGTGGAAAAGTGTCGAATAAAATTATTTAAACCATCTATCAATAATTCTGTATGCATCAATCATCACCTGCTAAATAATCATTTTCTACCAACGCCATCGCCGCCGCTTCATTCTCAATATAAGAGTCAGGATCAATATCTTCAATCATAATATCTGACGCACTCTTGGTATAAGCCTTATCAATGGCAGCATCAACATATTCTTTATAGAGTGGATCAAACATAATCTTATCAAAATCAGCTTTATAAAACTTCTTTTCAATTTCAATCGCACCACTCAACGTTGTTACCAATAAGGTTTTCCAAGCCCCGGCCCCATCAATACAAATCTTCTTACCATTATATTCAAATTCACCTAACTTACGTAAATTATCAAAGATCTCTTCATGTTCAAAGATACCTTTGCCAAAGATGATTTGAAATTCAGCTTTACGGAAAGGGGCTGAAACTTTATTTTTGATGATTTTAGCTGAGACATTAATGCCAATAGGTTCTTTATCTGGACCTTCAATTGCACTACCGGCGCCTAATTTAATTCTAACGCTTGAATGGAAAGGAATAGCTACACCACCAGGAGTAGTAGTAGGATCCCCATACATCACGCCCATTTTAGTTCTAATTTGATTGAGACACACAAAGAGAATGTTTTGATTAGCAATAATACCTGTGATTTTTCTCATACCTTTTGAAATGGCACGAGCTTGTAAACCAATACTATCTTTATCATATTCACCTGCCAATTCAGCTTTAGGTGAGGTAGCAGCAACAGAGTCCCAGATAATCGTCACAGGTACATCTTTTTGCATCGCTTTAGATTTCATGATAGTACTTTCAGCAATACTAAAGACTTCCTCAGTACAGTGAGTATCTACATAAACAAAACGTTTGGAGATGTCAACGCCTAGGGTTTTTAGATTTTCAATACTGACGGCATTTTCTGTGTCAATATAGACTACAATGCCACCAGCTCTTTGAGTAGATTTAGCGATTTGAGAAGCAATATGTGATTTACCAATGGACGGTGGTCCAAAGATTTCAATAATACGACCTTCTGGTAAACCACCATTTTTACGATTTGCAATAATGTAATCTAATTGTACTGAACCTGTACTAATCCAACGCTTGACATGGGTTGGTGAGTCATCTGAAGAGAGGTTATACGCAATTCGCATGCCTCTTTCTTTGTTCAACGATTTAATTAAATCACTAGTAAAGTCATCAGTAATCACATCGGATTGCAATTCCGAAGAAGTTTTCTTTTTAGAAACCGCCATTTAAAAATCCTTTAATATTAAATTTTAGATAATTGATTATAAAAAAAAATCCTGTCTTTACAACAGGATTTAAAAAATATCTCTTCACTCCAAATCAGCGAAGGCGTCATCCAAGTTAGCATATTTAGATGACTTTGTGTCTGCCGCCGGGGCTTTGGCAGTCACTGTTGGCTTCTTAACCACAATCTCTTCTTCATCTAAAGGAGCCGCCGCAGTCGCACTCCCACCCTTCACAGTCCCATCACTCTTCTCCGCCTCATCACCATTCAACCAATCATTCAAAATCTTTTCCAATTCACCATAAGATTTCAACTCAAACAAATCATTCACATCAGGCACATTGTCCAGATACTTCTTAATTTGATCAGGCTTGTCAGCCAAGGCAGATTGCTTAGGACGAGGACTCACAGTAGTATCAGCAAATTGCTTACCTGGTAACTTAGCACATGAGACCTTTAAATCACGACCTTCGGTGACATCGGTAATATCACCATAATCTTCATCTAACATGATATTAAGGAGATTTTGATATAAGGTCTTACCAAAGGACCAAATACGCACACCTTTTTCTTCTTCACCACGTACTACCACAGGAGCATAACAACGCATTTTTGGATATAACTTCTTGGCCAATTCATAAGACTCTTTAGAACCATCATCACGAAGCTTATTGATCAATTCTTGGATTGGATCAGGCTTGCCAAATTGATAAGGAGCGAGTAAACCAGCATTATTACCAATGTTGTAATAGAACATGAGTTCTTTAAAAGGTTGACCTTCATTGTTTGGAAAGGAGAGGAGACGCACTTGGTAATCTTGACCTTCTTCAGGACGCCAAGAAATGTTCTTCTTAGAAGAAACGCCAGTAATTTGATTGAGCTTTTTACGTAAGGCAGATAAATCGATAGCCATAGTTTTTTTTCCTTTGTTTGTTTTTCTAAAATATTAAAATCTAAATTTTTAATATGTTTTATTATATTCTTAGTTTGTTACTTTTACTATTTTTTTTTATTTTTTATTCTTAAAAAATTCTCTTAAATACATTTGGATTAGCATTCCAACAGGCGCCTTTAATAATATCAAAGCCATTATTTTTTAAATATTCTTTGACAATTTTACGCATCTGAGGACCTTTTACATGTTGCAATTTAACATCAGTTTGATATTCCCAGAAATGTCCAATCGACTCATCCGGTGTCCAACTAAATCCATCCACAGACATACACAACAATCCTCCTACTTTAGTCATTTGCATCATTTCTCTCACATAATCCAAGGGAGCGATCATATGTTCTACACATTGCAAAGATAAAACTACATCATATTGTTGTTGACGTGTTGTGACATGTTTAGGGGCAATAAAACCTTCAGCTTGACAGGTTGAGAGGAGAGATTGAGCTTGAAAAGGCACATTATTATAAAAGGAGACATCCTGACAACCTGAGGCAATTAAATCTAAGGTTGTTAAACCATTGCCATTCCAATCATCAAAATAAGATAGTTGTTGCCAATTA